CCATGCGCTGCTTTCGTAATAGGCGATTTTGTTTTCATGAGTTGCCCAGTCTCCGGTCGCAGTTGCCGCCGGAATGTAAACATCCCCTTCAGCGGGCGATCCAGGCGGCGCGGTTAGATCGCGATCTTTGACCGCCATATTCAACAACGCATCAACCGCAATGAACCCTTCATTCGCCGTCACCTCTTTTTGTGACTGCGATTGCTCTATCTTGGTAATGCCTAAATGCGGCGTGACTGCCATGATAATCCCTCGTTATAGTGCCAGATAATGCCGAAACATTATCTGGCTTGGCTTAACTAACTAAATGGATGCTTCCCCCGCCGTCCCACGTCCGACAATGGCTGACATCTGAACTATCTTGGCATCCACGCTGGTTTGTGTGATCCCAAAATCTGCGACTTGCTGCGCGGCGGTGTAAATGATGGTAGGTGTCGTGCTGGTTAGGGTGCGCACAACGCTCACGCCGTCCATGATGTCAATCTCATAGGATTCGGATTCTTCCGATAGTGGCACATCCACGCCATCGCGCCATTGCCCATTCAGGCGAGTACGGCGTTTCCATGTGATTGTCAGATTATCCGACCCATCGCGGGTTCCCTCAATATCAACCGGAGAGAATGGCTTGAATTTAACCCCTGCATAGGTGAATGCCTGTTCGTCGGTATCGGCCACCGTGGCACCTACTGTGACAGGCTTATAGTAGGATTCAATGCCAATCAAAAAGAGGGGGATCGATTCCTTCAATACCGCTGAATCCATGAAGATGAACCGATCGCCAATGACGTGATTGTCAATTTCATGCTCAGTTCCCAACCGCCCGCGTAGCAAGCCAGTGAGCGTGTAAACACCACTCGATACCAGTGTTGCGGTTTTGAATTGAATGACCTCATTGCCTATCAGACAGGCATTCGCACCATTCAATACTGCCAACTCACTTTTACTCGATAATTCACCCGTCAATAAGGCCACTTTGATTTCATTGGCATTATCCCAATTATTACGCGCCCCTACCGGTAAGGCATTCAGCATACTGCCCATCACCGCCTGTGAATTGCCCGATGTAAGCGCCGCAAAGCTATTGCCGCCCGATTCGCCGCCATCATCAGAGCTGTACACTGCCGCGCCGCGCCATCCCACCCCCTCAGAGGCTATGGCTAGCCGCAAAGTGCCATTTTGATCCGTATCTGTTGGAAAGGGAGGTAAATCCAATAGCTGAAGCTGCGTTAGCGGAACGCCTGTGTTTTGTTCAGGGTTCGGAGGGGTTTCGCCTGGTGCGGTGTAAAAATCATAGGTTGATAGGTTCTCACTAATCGCATGAATCTTCTGCTGCCCGCCGCGCGCATAATCGGTTGAGACGATCCGCATCGCATAATTCACGTTATTGACAGTCAGCGTAATAATGTCGGTCGGCTCAAGATACGCATATTTAGGCGGAACCATGCATTCAAACAGGTTGCGGCCATACCATTGCGAATACAGGGCCACGTCGGCGATGGTTTTGGCTTGATCATCCGCCATGACAACCGGCGCGGTGACGGTCAGCTTATCCACGGCACTGCCGGTCGAGCGCTGCGCTGTCTGCGTCGCTGACTGATAGTTGGAAACGCGATTGATATATTGCACATCCACCAGCTGTGGCAACTCCAGCTCTTGCCTGCGGGTGATGGTGATGGCCTCGCGTACATCATCACGGTCGGTGGGTATCAATTCATCTTCATCAATTGTCACCAGCGATAAACCACCACGTTTGACGAATTTCATCACCCCATCCGATTCGACCATGTCGAAGAAAAAGAGCGATTTTAACACCTCTAAATGTTGGCGAATCGTTTGCCGCCCGTTGATGACATACCCTTCAACCGGATCAATCAGCGCCGTCACATCATAATCGCTGGCCGCATACCCTACTTGCGACAGTAAATCAGCGATAATTGCGCCCAAATTTGACACGCCCATCTTGCCATTCACCCAGTGGCCTGTTTTCCAATTGCCACCATCTGCCCACACATCCAGCAAATCCGGCCAGAATGGGTAAGGCCGTGCATCCCATGTCCAAAGGAAGGTGCGCGGCACCAAATCACCATTGCCAGTTTCGGCATTTTTTGCCTTCCAAAATTCTAGCGTTGCGTTGATAGCTTTGCGCTGCGCCAAAAAATCAATGCGGCGTTTTGACCCGCGTGGGTAATAAGATTCAATCGAAGTCGGATCGACAAATACATTCGGTTGATTAGTCCCGCCATCCACGCTGGGAAAGCCAAATTCAGTAAACCAAACAGGCTTCATCTTTGCTGTCCAACCAGTCGGTGACCCGGCATCACCATTGTGAAAATGGGCTAAATTCCACCACTGTTCGATGTTCTTCCACGCGTAAATCGATGTGCCATCATTGGGCACATAATCTGTCTTGCCAGTGCGGGCGACGGCATCGCTGTAATAATAGGCCCAGCCCTCGCCATCTTCCCAATATTGTTTGATTTTGTCTTCGGTAATGTCTGACTGATCAAGATCGGGCGTTAGCGGCATATAGTTATCGATGCCAATGAAATCAATATTCGCGGATTTCCACAAATCATCCAGATGATAATACCCACCAACCGAATGATACTCCGTCCAGTCTGCGGCATAAGTGATCGCCACAGACGGCATATCGGCTTTAACAAGCCCGGCAAGCGTCACTAAATTGCTCACACCTGGATAGGTATTCGATCCTGAATCATAGGTCGTGATGCCCACTAGCTCTGATCCAATAACGAAGGCATCAATCTTATCTTTTAGCGCGACCCCATCAACAGAGAGCTGTGAATAATGGCGAATGAAGGCGTTATAGCCATTGGTTTTCGTGAACCAGCTATTGCACTGCGCAGCAGATGCAGGCACCAACCGGCCGCGCCACGGCTTGTCATCCTCGCCCACAGTTTCATCAACCGTATCTACCAACGGCATAGGATAGAGCATCACATTCAAGCCGCGATCTTTAAGCTCGGTCAATAACTCAATAATCGACTTGTCGGTCGGAGTCCCGCCATAGGTAAGCGATCCATCAGGAAATAATTCCAGTTCTTCGGCGGTATCGCGGTTGAATGACCCAACTTGCCAGCCATTCGGCTCAACACGGTTGGTGGCAAACTCAATTTTCGGAATAACCTCCCCCGTCCCCATATCCTTTGAGGTGATGAACCAATTCACTACCACGGCCACCCACTCCAAATTCGGGAAGGTGTCTTGCAACTGGTCGAGCGACTTGTTCACATTGGCGATGCCGTCAAAATTATGCATATTGGCATTGGTTTTGGTGCCTGTTTGCACGGGGTTTCCCGCTTCATCCAGTGTCACGGAGTATTTCTTCGATAAGGTGGTCGAGTATACATATTCGCCCGAACCTGGAATCAAGGTGATCTCTTTCACCAAATCCTCAACCGAAGGCGTCGGGCGCACGGTGCGCCGCACTTCAAACGTAAAATTGGGGATGCGATTGCCATAAGCGGCAAGCGGAAAATCTTCAATCACCACATAGCAAGTGCCGCGATAGGCAGGTACATTGAGCGTATCATCGGAATGATTCTTGATGATGTCGGAAGCCAGCTGCGTTTCACTGCCCAAATGCACCTCATATTTATCAGATGCTTCCTGTAAATCATCAATCGATAGGGGCTTACTATCTGCCCATACCCGCAGCACTTCGTCGCATTCCCCTTCGCAAATCGCAATGGCCAGTGTGGCATAATACTCATACCGAATGGATGTCTGCGTTGCACTGCCGCCCCCGCCGCCTTTGCCGCCGCCCGTCGATTGCTCTTCCCGAATTTCCACTTCGCGCAGATTATTTGCCCAAATAACATTGCCGCCCAGGCGCATTACGCCAAAGATTTGCGGCACAAATTCGCCATAAGTTGAAAGCTGAACCTTCAGATCATTCAGACGCGGGCCAATCTGATCAGGCAAGCGCGTATCTTTGGAAAAAAGCGCATTATCAATCGCATTTCCCAAAAATGACCCAACAGCCTGACCAATCGGCCCACCGACAGAGCCGCCAACGACAGAGAGCACTAGTGTTGCCATTTATTTAGCTCCCAGATTATCAAATGCAGAATCACGAAACCGGTAAACCGAAATCAACCGCTTCTTCCAACGTGTTCCCATATCGTCCATACGCACCTTTCTGGCAGGTTGATAAGCATGCACAAAATACACTGCATCTGCACTTATGTGATGCACGATACCGATATGCTGCGGCCGGCGCGCAATCCGAAACAGCAGGATGTCGCCGACATTGATGTCGGCAGCATCCTCTAGCTTATCCAAGAATTTCTCTAATGGCGCGACAATGGATGCTTCTGTTGGCTCACGCGAATAATTTGGCTCATCAAACGCCGCAATTGGAATGCGCCGGTCGCAAATGTCACGCCGTTCAGATAAAAGCCCCAAATCTCGCGCGACGGCAACTGCCAGGCCAATGCAATCAAGCCCACTGCGCAGCCGCCCCTGATGCTTAAAAGGTGCGCCGACATAGGATGCGGCTTGCTCTGCAATCAAATCCCGATTCATCCCTCCACCTCAGTGCGAGTGCCATCGGTTTCAAGGATTCTATCCAGCCCTGGTAAATCGGGGAAACCACGAAAATTCACAAGATTACTGAAGATAGTGCGGCAAGTTTCGCGGCGCTTGTCGCAGCCTGGCACCAAGTTGAATGAGTCGCCAGAGGTGATCGCCTTGCCCATCGGTAAGGTCAGCACAATATTCAGATCAATATATTCCTTAATCTCCATCGAAATGCCTGCATTGCTACCATCTGCCCAAGTCAACACGCCGCCTTTGAAATAACTGTTATTAAGTGGCGATGACAGCACGGTAAATTCAGCATTATCGCTGACAACATCCACTGCGCCGCTATAGGTGATCGATGCCAAGTCAACTCCGCACCGGCTATCACCCAACACGGCATCGCAAGTTGGCGTATAAACGCGCCCGATATTCTGTGACAACTTTTGCGCCAGCCCGCGCACTTCAACGATGAATCGCCCACGCATGAACTTTACTTCACCCAGCCACCCGCGCTTGATGAATAAATCTCCCTGCGCCAAATCATCGTAATTCACCATGAACACTTCTAACTCGGCGAAATCATACAGCCCCGCGTGCAAATCAGGTTCGTTGATCTCGTTACTGTCTAAAATGCCCTGAACATCGAGATTATCGACCGAGAAATCAGCCTTCATCTGCACGGCAGTCGGTGCAAAGCCGCTGGTTGCTTTATAGCTCACCGCTTCAAAGCTGATGTCAGTCACATGATCGGTAAAACCTTTTAC